TTCGTTATTACAAGTTTGTTATTCTATTTTAGACTTGTATGACATGGAATACTTATTGGTTTATTGTCTTTTTAATTGAGCTTGGTATTTGGAGTTACGTTTTAATACTAAACCACGACATTAAACAATTACAACATAAAAATAAAAGAAGTATAAGAATAATAGTTAAACCAACAACAAAAAAGGATATCGTTCGTGGATGATGAAATATTTAAATATTGGACGATTTTTGCATTAGTTTGCATTATGTTTATATTACTTTTAAAGGATTAGATATGGGATGGTTAGCACAGATAGCACCAGGTATTGCTACAGCACTTGGGGGGCCTTTGGCAGGATTAGCAGTTACTGCAATCTCTAAAGCATTAGGCATCGATGAAAAAGATGTACAGTCTACTATTGATCAAGGTAAATTAAATTCAGATCAATTAGTAGCTATTAAACAAGCTGAGTTACAACTACAATCTCAAGCTCAACAGCTTGGATTAAACTTTGAAACTCTTGCTGTCGATGATCGTAAGTCTGCTAGAGATATGCAGTCCGCTACTAAGTCTATTGTCCCTCCTTTGCTTGCTACAGGAGTTACTTTAGGTTTCTTTGGTATCTTAGGTGCTTTAATGATGGGATATGCTACAAAGTCTGATGAACTAATGATTATGCTTGGCTCGTTATCGACTGCTTGGGTAGGTATTATTTCTTTCTATTTTGGCTCTTCTGCAGGCAGTCAAGCTAAGGATGATATGATTCACAACTCTACACCTATTAAATAAATGAATACTAATTTTAATAAATGTTTAAGTTTAGTGCTTCAGTCAGAAGGACTATACGTTGATAACAGCAAAGACCCAGGCGGAGAAACTATGCGGGGCGTTACTCGCAATGCTTGGGCTGGTTGGCTGAAACGTCCTATCGAAGACGGTGAGATGGCCAAGCTAACCGTTGAAGACGTTACACCTTTTTACAAAGCATTGTACTGGGATAAAACTTATTGTGATGAGTTGCCGGTAGGAGTAGACTACATTATATTTGATGCAGCAGTCAACATGGGGTCTGGACAAAGCGTTAAGTTACTTCAAGAAGCTTTGGGTTGTTTTCCTGACGGTGTGTTAGGTCCTAATACGTTAAATGCTATTGAAGATGTTAACCCAATATCTATTGTTAATAACTTCTCAACAGAGAAAGAAGATTTTTATAAACAATTAAAGACATTCCCTATATTTGGTAAGGGCTGGTTAAACAGAGTAGAGCAAGTTAAAACAAGAGCAATTGAGATGATCAATGGCAACTAAACCTGGATTGTATGCAAACATTCATGCAAAGAAGGAACGGATTAAAAAAGGATCCGGAGAGAAAATGCGTAAAGTAGGTAGTAAAGGTGCACCAACTGCTAAGGCATTTAAACAGTCAGCTAAGACAGCTAAAAAGTAGTTAACCCGACAGATGGGTATCAAGAACCTAGTGATTTTTCGGGTTTCTATCTAGGGCATCAACGAATTGGCAGGCGAGCTTGTGTCCCCATCACCAATAATTAATATATTAGAATATTTTTATTGTAACGTATTCTTCTATTACTTCTTTTTTAACTTTTGCTTTTAAACCTTTTAAGTTTAAATCATTTACAATTTTTAAAGCTTTATTTTCATTACTGGTAGTAGTTTTATATTTATTATTTACAAATACATGATAGTGAACAGACATAACTAACCTTTCATTTTTAAATACATAATTATATTATACACCTAAAAACAATAAAAAACTATTAGGGAAAACCCTAATAAAAAAGACCTCTCCGCAGAGAGGCCATAAAGTACCAACATCAAACCTTAAATTAATAAACTAGATATTTGACTAATTTTATCTTCAGCTAATTCTTTGAAGAACGGAGTGTCAATCACTTGCTGTAATAATTCTTGTACTGGCTTAATAATTAACCGTACATTCTCATCACAGGCAATCCAATCGAGATTGTCCATAACCATTAGTTGCTTAGGCTGCTCCAGTAAAAACTTAGCTAACACTGGCTGACAATCATCAGCAATGTTTAACGCTTTATTTAACAACTTCATACCTTCAATAAACTCTTCTTTAGTGCTCATATTTCACATGCTCCTGCAGTACACGCTAACATCTGTGCACCTTCTACGTTGTCATCAAACTCTAAGAAATTATCCCAATCGATACCTGTAGGAATCTTTGCTTTGAGGGCCTCATACTCTTCTTCAGTACATTCTTGATACGGTGCTTGCTTGTATGTTCCACCATCATAAGGCAGGAAAGATACTCCTGTAATCTCATCAAAGTATTCATACACAAACGCACCTACTTCCATCCACTCATGTTCTCTAACAGAAATCGTTACAGACGGTTTGTGTTCACAGTAATGACGTTGATAGATTAACCACAATTTTAAATGTTGAATAGCAGTTAACTCTTCACGTAATAAAGCACCATCAGCGACCTTCACAGGAAAGCTAAATATTGTAGTTGTATCTGGTTTCATAAAGCAAGGTTCAGCTTCAAAACCAGCATTGATCATAAACTGTGTGAGAGGATCCTTATTATCACCTCGAACAGTACGAATATAATATTTAGAGTGTTGAGGATGAATACCACTAGCAGTAGAACATAACTGACTGACCGTGCCTTCGGGCTTAATCGCAGTAATGGCGACGGATTGATTAATACCCACAGCAGTGGCAAACTCAGCATTAGTTGTAATAGCAATGTCACGTAAAGCCTCCAATTTAGCAGGTAGTTCAACATCATCAGGATTGTTCAATAAAGCATTATCCAAGATACCAGTCATAGAAACACCTAATAACGCCTCTTCTTCGGTATTACGTTGCCAGACTTTACGTAGGTATGGGAAGTTTGTTAACGTGGCTTGGAAGGTGCCCAGAATCGTTGCCAAACGGATTTTAGTTTTGAGAGACTCCATAGTGTCATCAGAACGAATAATACAGGAACTAAGGTTACAGAACTGGTAAGGACGTAAGATAATTTCTGAACACGGGTTCGTTCCAAACTCTTGCTCGGCATCACGTCTGCCATTCTTCTTCGCTTGTAACGCTGACGCATATCGACTAAAAATTCCTCTCTCACCTGAATGTGATTCATAAATAGATGACCATTCACGCATGAATTGTCCAATTGTGGGCTTCTCCTCATATACTGCGGAGTTGTTAGCCAGTGCTCTTTGTGCTTGTGCTTCCCACCAGTTACCGGCCTTAGCATGTGCCATACGGTCATCAGCTAAGTCAGACAAGCTAATCATTGCCGACCTTCTAACACCTCCCACGACAACAACTTCCCCGATTTTACATAGTATGTCATGACATTCCAGCGATGATAAACGGCGACCAGCGGAAAGTTTGAACTTGGTGATAGTGAATTTGAATAAGTCTTCAAGTGGCTTAGGACCGCTTGCTCGTCCACCAAATGTCTTAAGTCTTGCTCCGGAAGGACGTACTTTTGACAAGTCAAACTTTGGAATTTCACCAGAATACAAAAGAGCAATGAGCTGTCTAAGAGATTTAGCCCATCCTTCTTTAGAATCTGAAACCACAATAGTAGTCGAACTATTAAACAACTGATCTGGTACTTCAGGTAATTTATTAACATACTGTTGTTCCACTGAGAATCCCACTCCAGTACCACAGAGAAGGATGTACATTGCTTCATCAAATGATTTAGGGTCATCGATGGGTAAGTAACTACAATTAAATGCTGCTACATTCTGACGCTCAAGAGCAGGCCCTGCAGTCATAATGGCTCGCATTGATGGTACTACTTCTAAATTGTTTACTGCTGTTTCTAATTCACTGCGTAATTCTTTAGTTAATGTATAGTTTTTGTTAGCCTGTAAATGTTTCTCCATAAAGTCAAAGTAACGCTTTACAGTTTCACTCCAATGTTCCCTACGACCTTTGTCGTCAAGATAACGAGAGTAGCGACTCTTGGAAATAAACTCGTTATAAGGTGTCATTACATATGTACTCATTCAAAATCCTTGTTGGTTAATGTTTTAATTGGTTTTTATATTTCTCTGAATATAATGCTCTAGCCATTTTGTAGCTAAATTCTGCAATGTATTCCATAAAATCATCGATATTACCGGCATCTGGTACACCAGTGGAAGCGATAGCACCAGAAGCAATACTTGTTGCAAAGAAATCCAGCAATCCTGGTATTTCGTCTTTGATAGGTTCACCCATATCTATTTTACCTTTACTCATTCAATTTCTCTTTCTAATTGGTCGGCGTTGTCTTCAATGATGTCTTTAAATCTTTCTACGATATCCTCCGAGTTAATGTTTAACAACTCTAGGAGATCAATTTCCCCTAGAGACTTTAATCTTTCACAGATTTCATTTAGTGTCAACGACATTTATTAACCTTTGTAAATACCATTGTGCTTTCTTTAAATCTTCAAGGCCATTCTTTGTTTTCCAACGCCACAGATACTTAATAACATTGGCAATACACACGGCCTCTATACCCACTAAACCCTTTACTGCTTCAGTAATAGCGTCAATACATTCTACACCACCTTTATTATAATGTTCAGGTTTATTTATTACATCTTTAGGTTTAATATCGTCTAAAGCACATTGTACACACATTGTGTGGTAATCTTTATTATGAATATTGCATAAAGGCATTATACTACCCCTTTAATTTCTACTGAAGTTTTTGTAGATTTTGTGCTTTGTGACCAAGAACCACAGCTACCGCATTGGTATCGTTGGTAAGTCCCTGTTGAACTAATAGCCGTCCCACGCTTTTTAAGGTTTTCTTCACCACAAATATGGCAACACGGTCTATCACTAAAGAGATTACGATTAGGATGAAGCTTAATCCAAGGAAGAACTCGTTGATAAACCATTTCCAAAAGAATGACATCCTGTTTGTTATACTTCTCCATCTTTTTCCAAGCATCTTTATCTCCATTCATACATTTAACCCATAATTCATGGCCTTCGTGTTCTGTTTTAGAACCAAGTCCAAGACGTTGTGCTACATAGTCTAGCTTATTACTAGGGAAGCGGAACTGGCTACGCATTGTTCTGAGTAGATCAATTTGCTTGTAAGGTGCTGGAGGATTTAAACCATGCAATAAAAACTCTTTGTTGAGTGTTGGCATGTCAAACTTGGTACCATTGTAGTGGACCACAGCATCTGCTTCGCTGATTAGCTTATGGATAGACTTTAGCATAGTCTTAGCAGTAGATTGGTGTACAGAATCAAACATAATTTCTTTATCATCTAACCACTTAGCAGCCCAACAAAGGACATAAGAGGATTCCATGATCTGTTTAATACCTACATTCTGCTGCCAGAGACCCCAAACGTGTGCTGTGTTTGGTGAAGACTCAATATCAAGAAGAAGTATCTTCATCATCTTCCTCAGTTAAGTATTCATCTTTAAAAAATCTAGCTTTTAATCCTAAATCTTCGCCAGTGGTATTGTCAATGATTGTTGCTTCAACATCGTTAGGAAACATAAATCCATTAGCTCTTAAAAAATAAGTAAAGCCATGTAATAAATCATCCCAAGTTGTATTGTCATCAAATAGCATTTCAATACGTCTTGGATATTTAGGATCTTGATTGTCTAAATCTTCTTCAAAAATAAACTTATACATTTTTCTTAGTCTTTCTCTTATTTTGTTTCTTTAAAGGGTTTTCTTCTTTGTATTTAGTAGCATCTGGACATGTTTGTTTAAAATGCTCAATGCTTTTCTTTAACATAGAAACAAAACCTTCTTCAATAAGTGCTTCCTTTTCTTTTTCATCCATTTCAATAATTACTGTTGCAGAACCATCAGCATGTTCAATTAATTTTTCTACTATCATTTACTTTCCTTTACTAAGTTTAAAAAGTGTTCTAAATCTACAATGGCTAGAGGCTTACTATTATTTTGTTTTACAACAACTAACGGTTCAGCTTTACCATGTGTCTTTGCTTGCTCATAAAACTTGTATACACTAACTTTAGCTAAATTCTTGCACTCAATTTCATATGGGAATAATCTTTTTGCTGCAGGACTTAACTGTACATCGGTACCACCAGCACCCATTGAAGTGCTTCTTACATCATCTGGTTCGAGTTGCGGATAACTTTTTAATATTCCGTCTCTTACTTTTTGCTGTAGAAGTCTTCCCTTTTGCTTTGCGGACTGGGGTTTCATCTGATTCCTCTAATTGTTGATCAATAATCCAAGTACGTGGTATTGACATGGTGTTGTTACACATTCCATCTGATACTGTACCGGCCACACAAATACCTTCCTCTGTTTCTGATACTAAAAATCCTACTGTAATACATGTTGCAAGGTCAACCTTTGGTTTGTCCCATCCCGCACTGGTTTGTGCATCCACCCACGTTATCTTTACAATCGGGGCATCCTGAAGCTTGTCTAAGTCCAATATAATTTCCATCTATCTCTTTCGTTGGTGGTTGCCAAATTTCTCCTACTTTCCTTCTAAGGTAAAGGAGTCTTGCGTTTTCAATAACTCTTTCTTCTGCTCCTCCGTAAGCTTCGACACAAGCAGTATACATTTCTGTTGCACTTGTATAGGATTCGAGGATCTTATTAGCTTTAACAGGACCGACGCCTTTGAGACCAATGATGTTATCTGTCCTGTCACCTGTGAGTACCTGTAAGTAAAAGTTTAATAAGGACTGCTCTTCTGATACGTAATTCATTTCTTTTTTGACAAAGTTCCAATGTTTACCTTTAAGCTGCATAAAATCTTTGTCGATACTTGCTATTACTGATTTAAACTTATTTTCTACATGGTCTATTGCTATACAATCATCTGCTTCTTCGTTTTCAGAGATCATGAAATCCCAAGCCTTAGATAAATATTCACGAATAATTTCTAAGTGTTTAGGTTTAGCTGATGTTCTGTTTCCCTTGTAAGGAGCAGTAACAGCTATTTCATTTCTAAAATTCGTTTTCCCTGTTAAGTAGCCTTGGTAGGACTTTATTTCAAATAAAGCTTGTAAGTCCTCCCAAAGCAGTGTTTCTACAAAAGTTGCAGTTCTTGCAATAGCGATGGATTCACTTTCGTCCTGAGTAGAAAAACCAATCCTGTAACAAATAATGTCACCATCGATAAGTACACGCATTAAAGAATATCGTCCTCAAGTTCAGCTTGTGAGGTCTTATATTCAATTGGTTGTGTAACTACTAATTTCTTAATGCTTGCACCGAAGCCGGCATAGGGTTTAGGGAAAGCATAAGAGCTAACAATTACTTTTGCTTTGCTACCATTGGCAATACGGAAGTCCGTAGCAATTTCATTACCCTCAGCGTCATAAGCAACAATTTCATAATTGCTTTTTGCTGTAATGTAATTTCCTTGTTCAGGTTTGTTGGGTTTATTATTGACTTTCAAACCCAGAGTTGTTAACGCTTCTACATCTTTATCAGATAAATTACACAAATCAACTTGATACTTACCACTCATTGTGTTCTTTTCTTTAAGTGCTGCCCAATACAAATCTGCTTGAATCGATACTGATTTACCTGTACTCATACTACCTCCCTGTTTAGTTGAACTACTATTATACCACAATTAATGAGATCCTGCCCAGTTTTTTGCTATACCATACTCAGCCCCGACTGGACAACGGAACTGTAATATTTCTCCTGCTTGGGCAGCAGCTTTTACACAAAGCTCACCGACTATGTCACCATACTGCTCAGGTGTCTCAATCTGCACTTCATCGTGGACCCAAGCAACAAGCTTATACTTTACTTTAGCTTCTGTCAATAACTTCTTAATTTGTATAAGCCAGACCTTACTGATAATAGCTCCGGCTGATTGTAATAACGTATTGAGTGCTGAATGAGCCGACCTGATTTGAAGTCGATAACCCCCAAGCCCTGGTAGCGACCCTTTTTCACAAAATGTCTCCACTTTCTGTTTGAGTGCAAGATAGGAAGGCACTTCCGACTGGAAGCGATCAATAATGGCTTTTCCTTCTTTCGGACTAAGACCCACAATCTTTGCAATTTTGACTGGAGAAGCACCGTAGAGAGTAGCATAGAGTACTGTTTTAGCGAGGTCTCTCGTCTCAACTCCAAATGCTTTCTGATTTCTTGTATGGACATCACCGTTGACAACTTCATTTATATAGTCCTTATCATTAAGGTAATGAGCAAAGCACCTAAGTTCAATCCCAGACAAATCACAGCCAACAAGCACATTTCCCTGATCAACCGTCCAACATGAACGGAATTCCTTGCCCAGTGGTGCCCTAACTGCCGGCACTTGTGCCATATTAGGGCTAGAGTGAGTAGCTCTACCAGTAACAGCACCCATAGTAATAACCCTTCCATGTACTCTCCCATCTTCTTTTACGTTATCTAACCAACTGTTTAATTGTGCTGCTCTCTTTTGTAACATCAAATACTTCGCAATAGGCTTTGCCTCTGGGATATCCAAATCCTCAAGCGTCGTTTCATCAACAATGATCTGGCCCTTATCGGTAGTCTTTTCAGGCTTCCATCCCTTCGATATAAGACGCTTCGCAATCTGTTGCCTCGACCCAACATTAAAAAATTCAACATTGTCTTTGAGTCTTTTTCCTGTCTTCTCAGAAATCCGTTCAGTCGTGATCGGAGGGAAGATTTCCTGTAGCGATTCTTCAATCTGCGACATTTCTGTCTTAATGTTGCAGAGCAACGTCTGTGCATAAGGTATGTCAAGTTTAAACCCATTCCTTTCTTGTTCAGTAACGATAGCTTGTACTTCATGTTCAATCTTTATTGCTTGCTCAGTGATTTTTAACTTGCTTAAATCATTAAGAAGAGTATTGTATACCCTCTCTGTAAGCTCTACGTCACGAATACAATACGTAATCATCTCATCAGTAAGTCCAGCATCGTAATCGCTAAATTCAATCTTATTAAATCCTAATCGATTACCCCAAGCTTCTAAACTGTGTCCGGCATCTCTTGCTGGATCGGCTAATCTAGACAATAAAAGAGTATCTATGCACTGGCTTAATTTAATTTTTGTGCCCCATAACTTGTTTAGTAAAGGAGCATCAAAACTAATACCATTGTGCATAATAATCTTATCTGCTTCTTTTAAACAAGTTGCCAGACCGAAGCTAGTTTCGTACCAAGTAGTGATTAATTTAGTATCTATATCTTTAGTAACACAACACCAAATCTTATTGTGTGCCATGTTTGTTTCAATATCAAGTACGATGCTTTTGGCCATCTATTCTTTAGCTTTCTTTAGTATGTCTTTTGCAAATTGAATTACCAGTTTATATTCAGAAAAATGAAACTTATTTGCTGCCACCTTTAATATTTCTTCATCTGTTAATTTACGTATTGGTCGAGTATACAATGGAATTTTATCTAATTTGACAGTAATTGGTGTTTTCCATACCATTGGTTCATTCCACTCTAGTTTTTTTTCTTCTACATTAATCCACGCTACTGGTTGATTCATTGTTCACTCACTTTCTTCATCATCTAGATAAACAGAAAGGTCGATCATATCTTTAGGGTCTCCACCACGCCTAAAATAATCCTTACCACCGTCAACAAAAATAGATTTACACTTGCACCACACAAAATCATGCCGAGTTTTAGACTCAATAACACTGTCACATTTTTTACATTGAAGCCTATTTACTATTTCTTTTGTCATTTCTCACTCGCTTTCTTTAATGATTCAGCCTTGTCTTGCATTGCTGATACTATTTTTATCCATTCATATTTGCCGTCTAATAACATAGCACCGTACATTCTTGCTATTGGTTCAACCAGTTCGCCCCAAAATTCCATGCGTTCTTCTTCAGTCATTTCTCACTCGCTTTCTCTAATTAATCTTGCAAACTCGTAAACTCCATTAGTTATATTTTTTCCTATTCCAGATTCGGGTTTAAAAACTTTAAACCACGCAGATTCTATTTCTTCATCTGTTAGTTCACGCACTTCAGATTTTTTAAGTTTAATTCGGTATTCCCAAGTTTCGTTTTCATTCCAACTCATTGCCGAATGAAAATTTTTCCATTCAGTCCATCTATTTGTTGCTGTTGACACATATCTATATTCAATATCTGCGCCATCTGCCCATGCTTTAATTATTTCTGCCCACTTGTGTTTCATTTCTCACCTTCTTTCTTTAATGATTCAGCTTCTTGTGTAAAGTCAGATAACCTTTGTAGTGCAGCTTCTTTTTTCAACGCCTCAATTTCCTTAGCTTGTTTGCGTAACATATCGCTGTAAGGCTTATTCATTGGCTCGTCACAGGAATCTAATTCATCTGCTAGTTGGTATGCGTTCATTGTTCACTCGCTTTCTTTAGTATCACTTCATCTTCTCTATACAACTTTACTTCTTTAACCTCAGCAGGCGTAAAAGCTCTTTGCGTAAACACAATTTTTTGTTCACCTGTTTTTTTGTTTGTATACATCCAAGCTATGGGTTCACTCATTTCTCATTCCCTTTCTAAAGGTACATCACGCCATTCACCACCTTCAATAGGAATCCAACCATCATTATTTTCTGATAATATTTGATAATTCCACCATTGTTGAAGTATTTTTATTTTATAACCTGCCTCAACATCATGGCTAGGGATTACTCTTTCAACAAAACGTAATCTATTTGTTGGTGCAATTGTTCTCATTTCTCACTCGCTTTCTTTATTTCACGATATTGTTTTAGTTTTACTTTTACATTTAAAATTCTAAGGATTGCTCTTTCAATTGTGTCATTCCATTGCGATGGGTCATAATCAGGCTCAGCAGGTGCAATTAACTCTTGAACTTCTTTTATACATAAATCAATTATTTCCTCATCACTTAACTCACGATATTGTGGTGTTTCCCATTTAAACTGGTTAAACAACACATCTAACAAAGCCTCTTTGCTAATGTGATATGTACCCTCATCAGAATTGCCATCACGATAAAATCTAATGACTTGATTTGTTCCTTCAATTAATACTTCAACAAAAGGAAAGTTACGTTCAGGTTTTTGCGTCATTTCTCACTCGCTTTCTCTAATTAATCTTGCAAACTCGTAAACTCCATTAGTTATATTTTTTCCTATTCCAGATTCGGGTTTAAAAACTTTAAACCACGCAGATTCTATTTCCTCATCTGTTAGTGTCTTTGCTGGGTGGGTATAGAGTGGTACAACACTTCCAACAGGCTCAGTATTTTTTAAAAATATTGGCACATCTTCTTGCTTAAATAAAAAAGTAGCAGGTTTACCTTCGTAGTACCCAATCCAACCAGCGGGATTTGCGGACTGCTCTATCATTTCTTTCAGCATATCTATGCGTTCTTGACTCATTTCTCACTTGCCTTTCTTATTTGCTCATCAATGTATTCATCCAGCTTTTCACCGCTTGGCATTGACTCCCCAATGTAGGTTTCACGACCATATGCAAATTCATTTCTAAGCCATTGATAACGATTAGCATTTAAGAACCATCTGTTAGCCAAAGCCCGCACTTCAGCTAGTTCGGAATCGCTTGTTCCGCTATCGGCAAAGCCCATTTCTAATGCTACGGCTCTTTGATGTTGTTCTTCTGCAAAATTTTGAATAAATCTATTTGCATTTTTTAAATCTTCTATTTCTTGGGCTTGTTGACGTAGCATAGTGGCTACTTTTGCAGAAAGCACAGCACCAATTTCATATTCCCAATCTTGAATTTCATCTGCTAATTCATTTGCTGTCATTTTTTAATGTCTCCAATTTATTAAATACATCTTTGTAAGCCAAACACCAATAGTCTCTTGCGTTTTTCAACGCTTCTATTTCAGCTTGTTGTTGACGTAACAAATCAGCAGCATCTTTTACAAAACCTCTTGGGTATGCATCTTCAATTAAATCTGCTAGTTCATTCGCTGTCATAAATCCTCCAATGTTTCCAACATTCTACCAGTATCTTTGTTGTAAAGCAAACTAGCACAATGCGGAGAAGTTAAACCACTAAATCGATTCTTAAGAATAGATACCTTTGTTGTGTTTCTTTCAACTGGATCATCTGCCTGTGCATTACGCACTAATCCTATCACAATATCGCTAAGTTGTGCAATCGACCCTGAACCACGTAACTGTGACAGTGAAGTCGCAGCACCCTCTTCATGACCTTTGTTCTCGGGCCTCTTCAGGTGCGAAACAGCAATCAATGAAATACCTGTTTCCTGTACTAACATGCGAAGCTTGGTCATCAACTCATCAATTGCTTTACGCTCATCACCTTGACCCTGTGCTGAGATAACCATCGAAATATGATCTAAGAAAACATACTTACAATCTGCAGCTTTAGCAAAATAGCGAATACGGTTGACGACATTATCAATATCAGTAGACCCAAAATTGTCCCATAAAAAAAGCCGGTCAGTACCCAACGTAATATCAAAAGCATCTTTTAATTCCTCCGGAGACACAAAAGTATCAGGTAAGTGTAACGGTTTATTAAGATAAATGGACATAATCGATCTAGCAGTCTTACGCACCGATTCCTCCATAAACATCAGTCCAATGTTGTCTTTTGTAGTACTGATCAAATGCCACAGAATCTCACGTAAGAACTGTGATTTACCTAACCCTGAACCTGCTGTAACCGTTACCAGCTCTGCTGGACGGATGCCATAGGTTAAATCATTCACACCTGCCCAAGGGTACATTGCAGAGGACTTCTCTACCGGCTTATTGACTTCTTCCCAGAGTGTAGAACCTGCAATAATGCCGTCAGGAGTCCACTGCTCAGATGCCCACCATTGTTTAATGTACTCAGTCGACTTATGATTCTTTAGGTAGTCACATGCGTCCTTCATACCTACCGCATGTTTTAGAATCTTACACTTACTACCAAGAAGCTCTGCTACTTCGTTAACTGCTTTCTGTCCTACTTCATCGGCATCGAAGTCCAAGATGATGGACTCGAATGAGTTAAGCCACTCGTAAGCCATTTTAACGTCTTTTAAGGCAGCCTGAGCACCATTTCGTACTGAGACGTGTGCGTACTTGCTTCCCGACATCTGAAAGCCTGCTAGGGCATCTAATTCACCTTCGTGAACAGTGACGTTTTTACCACCTTTTGCAAACAGATGTTGTCCAAAGAGTGTAGATGACTTCCAATCACCTGAGATAGCAAAAGTTTTATCTGCAACACTTCTTGTTTTACATGCAACAACACTACCCTCACAGTCTGTATAGGGATAATATTGTTTATCTTCTGTAATGCGTACACCATAATGCTGACAAGTATCTTTAGTAATGCCTCTGTCGATTATCGACTTAATCTCTCCAGCTATTTCAATCATATTAACTTTCTTTTTAATTACGACATTATTATCTTGATTATCTGCTTTAATATAATTACTACATACATGACAATATTCATGGCCATCGTCATATAAACTATTCCCATCACTGCTACCACACTTCTCACATGCGATATGTTTAATAAAATTAGACAAAAATCCTCCTATGATACTATATAGTATCTATTTAACAACATCTCAGTTAGTACTTCTTATGTATTTAACTACTTATCTACTTAGTAATCATCTAGATCAATTAAGAAATTATCTAAATACATAATGTCTTCTAAATCATCTAAATCATTATTACTGATTAAATCAATTCTTTCTTTATAAACTAAATCATCTTTAATAGTTTTAAAACAAGCATTACAAAAATCATAATATTCATTCGTCACCAAAGATTTTCTCGTTGACTCGAAGTCGGTCAGTAAAACATTGCAACAATTACATCTCATACTGTCTCCAAATATGGTTTAAACGTGTTTTAAGGGGTCTACAAGGCATTTTTAGTCATCGGTTGAGGGGTAGCCTTCATATTCAGAAATAAACTCACCTGAGACGTTATCGCAATCCCACGAAACATGCTCGCAATCCATCTGTTCAGGTGAGTAAGTATTGGCACGATCAGTTTCTGGCATTATATTCTTGGAGATCATAATAATCCTTAAATGCCTCAGCTAATTTAAACCATGTTGGCATATTAGTTTTACCTATTTCACCCTCATATAATGTTTCACCAATACCGCCCTGTTTTAATATCTCTTTTAATTCATTATCTGTCATATTATCCTTAATCATTTAAAATGGTGATTCACCTAATAATGCGTATAAATCTAATTTAGGCTTTTTCTTTAATATAATGGTCCAAGTATTATTATCTACGAATTTAATAGCATCTGCTTTGCAATAAAACCATCTTAATGCAATATTATCTTCATCGTAGACATAATACTTACTTAACATTCTTTAATTCTTTCTCTAATTGATTTTTACAATCAGTAAACAATTTAATCATTTTTTCTAGATCTTCTTGATTATAATTAGGGATACTTCCATCCAATAATCTATATGTTTTTAATTCTTGTTCAATTAGTTTTTTTAACGAAAATTCTGCTACTGGGTCATCGTTTCCTTCTATAAATACTAAAATACCTTTAGTGTTTAACCATAAATCCAATTCTAAACTTACTTTTGCTTGCATTGTTTTCTCCAATTCGTTACACAATAACCTTAATAGGTTGCGGGTTGTAAAATAGTCATCCTTGTCTGCGTAGGCTCTTGCCTGTTCAATCAATTCCTTCACTTATAAAACCTCTACTTTTGGTTCATTGCTAAATTTAAACACATTTTCTACTTTTGATAAGTACGTTGGTCTATATTTACTATTCTCTTTTGCAAATTCAAGTGCCTTATCATATGAATCAAATATCTGCACTCCCCATAAACTAAATGTCAAACTCCTATTATCTAAATCGTCATAACAATCACCATAATGAACGACATATTGAGGCACAAACTTTTTATTTTCTTTAACTGTTTTTTTCTTACTAAACATTTTCTATAATCTCCGTAGGTGGTTGCATAATACACTTTAATTTTAAAAGCATTTCTTTGATGTCGCCAAAGACTTGCTCATCTCCATATTCTAACATAAGAGACACAATATCACTAATACACTGATGATAATGTGCCTCTTCATAGACTGCTTGTAATTCATAAGGACTCATCTCATGCGTGTAGCTCATTTTTTATCCTCTTTCTTAAATGATGGTAAAAATAATTCTATCAAAATAATCTTAACAAGTATAGGGATTGTTTCAAATTGTTTAAACCCTTCCCAGAATGTCAGAGTAAGTAAGTGCCTCTGATCAGAATGGAATACGCTGTAATTTGTAGCTTGAATGATTAAGAATCCAAGCACTATACATGCGACTGTAGACATCTTGCTATATGTCTCTCGAATATGCCTTAAATAGGTTATCATGGCTTTTTTGCCTCCTTTAGTCTGCTAGGCGGTGCGAACCCGTACTTTTCACTTAGTATTCGTGCGAGATCGGTTTTATACGATGGAATATATAGAAAATCTTTGTTTAATATATTACATTTTTCTTTGTGGATTAGTTTTAGTGATGGTCTCATAGTACTGTCTCCGTCAAATCGATGGCTAGGACTTTACCATCAAATATGGTTAGTCCCACGTCTCCACACTTCATGCGTGTGACATGCGTAGACAATGATACTTCCGAGTTATCTACACTATAATTAGGAAAATTCTCTGTTAAATACTCGTGTAAGTTTTTGTTATTGTTAAATACTATATGATGTATCATTTTTAAACTTCCTCAATTGAATAAATTAACTCATAAGACAATACCTTAAAATCGTGGTTTCCCTCCGACATCAAATCTTTTAATTCTGCCTCACCCTTGTTGCAATAATAGAATATGTGCGTATCAGGCACGCCAAAACTATCGTTTCCCCAGTCCTGCCCCTCATCGTTCTCATAGTCTATGCCTGCGTCACCAAAACTAAAATAATAATTTTCCATTGGCGTGTTCTCATCTGCATACTGTATTGTTGCGTATGCCCCTATTGGTTG